CAAAACTATTTTTCATGTGGAGATGAGGATATAATTAAATTAGGTGTAGTTATAAATGGCGTTACAAGATATGTTTATGGTATACAAGCTGACCAAGAGCCTTTGGTTGGAGAGTTTAGGTTAACTATATCATTTGACGGAAATGTATATGGTGATTTGCTATCTGAAGGCACGCCTAGCACCTTTGAGTTTTATGCCTCAACAGCTAATGATGTATCTCTTAGATTGATAAATTACAATCTATCACCTAGCCTTAGTGTCGCTACATACGGAAAAGAATATAAGCCTTATCACTCAAATTTATCTTATAACATAAGCGCACCTCAGCAAAAGATAGTATATAATACTAGGTTTAAAACACTATACAATCTTAATGAAAAAGTGTTAGTAGATTTATGCCAACAAAGCGTATACAGCGTTTCTCCATCTGAGTTATCTGCCGTTGCTGTAAATGGAAAAATAAAGTCCGCATTAAACTTTAATGTATTTATAAAATAATGGAGTACAAGTTAAGACTAAAAAAGAAAACGCAATCATCCTACTCTACGGCTAGTTTATTTGCAGGTTCTGCCCTAGACTTTGATTTAGATTTTTATGACGTTGATAATATAGATAAAATTAAAGTTCCTGTAAGTATATCTGTTACCCTTCCAATGGACACGGTCAACACAGGTATACTAGGTTATGACCCTAATTTATCTGCTAGTAGTCTTATTCCTGATGTTGCTTTTGACTTTGAATTATATTATAATAATTCAAAAGTATTAGATGGTAATATGTATATAGAGACTTACGAGTTTAACAATAACACACCAACCGTTTCTGTAAGGTTAGTTGATAAAATACAAGATATAATTTCAGGCTCAAGGCTAACCACTTTTGCCGATATGTATGACAACCTAGACTCTAGTGTTTCTTTTGATAGTTTTCTTTCGTCAAACAATGAAACTATAGGAAGCAGTGTTTCTATGGATTCAGTTTTGTTTCCTTACGTAGATTTCTGTAACGATGTAGACAAATTTCTTTTTGCGTCTAGACAGTTTCTTCAATTTGGGTTTGATAAAAACAGAGCAGGATTTGTTCCTGCGTTAAATGTAAAGGATTTTATACAAAGATTTTTTACAGAGGCTAATACAGGGGTTGTAAGTAGATTTTTTAAGATAGGAAATTACGGAAACGCAATACCTAATATTAATCCTGACGATATGTATATGCTGATACCTGAAAAGTTATTAGCAACCCCATCCTCTGTTAGGGGTTTTCACTTAGTAGAAGGTCCTTATGAGTATTACGTGAATGAGTACACAGCTGATGCTGACTTATCACTTACATCTGCAATAGAAAAAGATACGTATCCTCTTCAGACTCATGGATGGAATTACAGTTCATCTCCCGCAGCTAATACAACTGACAATGGATTTGGGTTAACTTTTACTACAAATGTTCCTAACGATGGTTCTAATGTAGACAGGGCCTACCACGGCTCTCATATGAGTTATACAGCTGTTCCAATTAATTTGATAGCAGGCAACAGGACCATAACAGATTCAATAGGTTTTGAAATGCCCATGATACGAACTGCTAGTGGAGTATATAATATGGTTGAAAGAATTAACCCTAGCTTATCTAGTGCAAAATTTAACTTTACAGCTGTATTATGGAGAGATGGTTCTCCTTACGAGAGGTTTAAAATGATGAATACTAATGGAACTATAAAAGAGATTAGTATATCAGATTCAACTGTTCATGAGATGAGAACATCTTATACTGTATTTGAAGGAGTTTATACATTAAACTCATTAAGATTAAAAGACTATATAAATTATTTTGACCCTCAATACGCTACAGAATTAAACAACAGAGTTGAATTTTCTCCATCTATAATAGGTAATTTTAATTGGGAAAACAAAGAAGTAGAAATAGACGCGGGGTCAACCTATGCTGTGACTATTGATGTTCAATGGGTTTCAGGTACTGTTGATGTTGATTATGTAGATACTTGGCAGCCTTACTTCAACATGACTTCTATGGCTAATGACGGAGTTATACCTGATAATATATCTAACAGGACTTTAGAATTTAAAGATTTAATAAAAGCTACTTACGCAGCAGACCTTAGCAACTTAGGAGAGCTGTATTTAGGTCTATCATCTACAGGTTATGTAAATCCATATTACGGAACAGACTCTGTAAACATTAAAAACTTGTTTGATGAAAGCACTCTTTCTCCATTTGATATATTAAAACAAGTTATAGCTAGATTTAACCTATCAGTTGTTTATGACCAAAAAACATCTAGTGTACTTATAGATAGGCTTCCTGATTTACGCTCAAGAAATTCAAATGAATCAATAACAACTAGAGTTGATGATGCTAATCAGATATCTATAGAGATATCAACTAAAAGGTTAAAGACTTTAGAAATAAAATCTTCTAAAAAAGGTTTGTTCTATGACAACTATGGATACAAGAAAACCAATATAAGTGGTTCGGGTTCAGAAGATGTTAGTTTCAACTTAGATTCTCGCGTCTACAATAAGTCACTATGCGGAGATGAAACTTTTATTGATATACCGGACGGCTTCAGCGAATACGAAATTGGTTTTACGTTAAATAGCTTTACATCACACAAAGACATTGGGATTGTATTTGGATACATAGATACTCCTCAATACAAAACAAATATAAAAAGAGCTAGATTTGTAGAGAAACAAAATTATAAAGGGCTTTTGTATAGCACTGAGTTTTCTCATGTATTCCCTAGATTTGTTACAGACAAGACTAATCAACTTCGTCTTTATCACTTTAATGAACAAGGACAAGCTACAGACCTGTATGACTTTTTTATAGGCAATGATAACATTGAGTATTTAGGAAAACCTAAAATAAAGTTTTCTGCTCTCTTTGACAAGGACTATGCGTTTGATGTAAAAGATAATTACTCTATTGTTACACTAGGTCAAGTCTCTTCTAACGGTTTGATAATAAAATCTATATCAGGCCAACTCTATGAGGGCGGTATTTACGGAGAGGTAGAAGCGATAATATTGTAAATTATTTCATATGGCTACTTATAACGACTATCCTGCATCAGCATCCAACAACGCTAAGAAAGCTCTTGCTTGGAAAAAAAAGTATGGCAAGGAAGTAAAGGGCATGACCTCTGTAGGTTGGGCACGAGCTAATCAACTATCATCAAGAAGAAAATTAAGTTATGAAACGATTGCTAGGATGGCTGCCTTTAATCGCCATAGAAAGAATGCTGCGATTGACCCAAAGTTTAAAGATACTCCTTGGAAAGATAGAGGGTACGTTGCTTGGCTTGGTTGGGGAGGAACTAGCGGAATTAATTGGGCGATTGGAAAAGCTGAAAGCATCCGAAAAGGTACAGTAAAGGCTGAGGTTGAAGTAGCTAACGCTCCTTGGGGAGATAGAAAAAAGAAAACAAATGGATAAAGATATACCATTATACGATATTACACTAGAGGATTTTGCACAAGGTATGTACAAAATTTCTTTAGTAGATAAGCCTGCTATCGAAGAGAACTTCATATACTTCAATAAGACTGAGGTAGTTGAGATGTTTGCTAACGATGAGCGCAAAGAGGTTGTAGGTCCAATTATGATACCTAATAGAGAAATCTTACGTCATAGTCCTGAGAATGGATATTACTACGTTAGGTTTACCGAAGAGGTTATTCGTGAGATAATGTACAACTACTCTAAGAAAGGCTTGTTCAATGAATTTGGTATTCACCATGAGTATGATACTCAAGAAGTGGTGATGCTAGAAGTTTGGATGAAAGAGTCTAATAACGATAAGTCTACTGACTATGGTTATGACCTTCCAAACGGAACCGTGTTCGTAAAGGCTAAGATTGAGTCTGACGAATTGTTTAGTGCGATTAAAAGTGGAGAAGTAAATGGCTTCTCTATTGAAATTCAAGCTGATATTAAACCTGTAAATAATAACGAAATGAATGAATTTAATTTTGCTAAAGAACTAGGCAAGATGGAGGCTCAACAAGAGGCTTCAGCTGCTAAATTCGAAGCTAAGATTATCGCTTTAGAAGAAGAGAACGCTACTCTTCTAGAAGTGTTGACCTCTTTTGAAGAAAAATTTGTTGGTGTAGATGAGTTAAAGTCTGCCCTAGAATTAATTCAAAAGCACATCTCTGCTATGGAGGGAACTGAAGACGAAGAGCTTGAGGTTCCTGCTGAAGAAGAGAAAGAAGAAGAAGAAATGACTGAAGAGAATCCTAAAAAGAGCTATGCTCCTGTAGGTGACAAAGCAGTTGTTGTTGAGAAAGAAGAAGAAGACAAGTACAAAGCTGAAGAAGAAGTTAACGAACAAGAAGTTGAAGAGCAATTTGCTGCTGAACAAAAAGCCGAAGGGCAATCAGAGCAAGTTGAAGATAAGACTGTTAAGTTTAACGGAATCACTATCGATAAGGTTTCTATGGTAAATGACTTCTTCAACAGATTTAAGTAAATTGTAAATTAATTAAACGAACTTTTTAAAAATAAAATAAAATGGCTGTATCTATTTCTAGCTTACCTTATGGTGACCGTAGTCGTAACTTGTTTATCGATTCTATGGTAAAATCGGCAGCGGTTCTTAACCGTTTCCGTCTTGTTGATGGTGTTAAAGCAAAAGTAAACGTACCAATCTTTGATGCTGCTTTGCAGTTCGGTACTGATTTATGTGTGTTTGACCCACAATCTACTGCAACAATTGCAGAAAAAGAGATGACTGTCTCTTCTTACAAATGGTCTTTCTTAAACTGTAAGACTGCTCTTGAAGCTTCTTACCGTGGACTTCTTTTGAAAAAAGGACAACACAACCCTGAAACTATGGACGCTGAGTTCAAGGATTGGGTATTTGATTACTTCGCAAAACTATCTTCTGTAAAAGCTCTTGAGCTAGCAGCTACAGCTTTGACTACAGAAATGGCTGCTGATGCTGCTGTTATCGATACTACTATTGTAGCCGGTGGTTTGACTGCATTAAACATCTTAGACGAAATGGAAAAAGCTTACGCTGCCATGTCTGACGTAATGTTGTCTGCCGTTTACGGAGATGCTGACCGCGACTTCAAGCCTGCTTTTTTCTTAGGAACTGTTGCTATGCAGCACTACCAAATCGCTATCGCTGAGAAGTACACTACTACTCCTCAAGGTATCGTAGAAGGAAACATTCCTACTTACTACGGTATGGAGATTGTACACTTCCCAAGCCTCGTTGCTAACAAATTTTTTATGTCTGCTCCACAGAACTTGGTAATGTTGACTGATGATTACAATGATGTAAAAGCTATCGACATGAAGTACGAAGCTGAACTAAGCTCTGATAAAATTTGGGGTCAGTTCAAGTTAGGTTTCTCTTACTTGAAAGGTGACGAAATCGTCTTTGCTCAAGTATAATTAAATTAAAGAAGGGGAGGTTCTTCCTCCCCTTTTTATAACCACTTAAAAAAAAATAAAAATGGCTTGTGATATAACTCTAGCTGATGTAAACTTTTCTTGTGATGACCTAGGGATAGGTGGTTTAAAGAGAGTCCTCATCGGAAACAAAACTGACTTGGTTAGTGTAGTAGCTGTAGCAAACAACGTAGTTACGGTTACTCCGGCGACTACAGGTTTAGATACTGATGCTGATGTAATCGAAATTCAGTTTAACTTAAAGGATGGCTTTTCTGTATTCAGTGAAGTTAAAACAGTATCTGCTGATGGCGTTGTGTCTTCAGTTCCTACTATCTCTATTGAGATTCCTAAAATGTCTACTTCTCACCGTGATGCTTTGGACAACATTGCAAAACCGGGTGCTGAATTAGTTGCTTTTGTTGAAACTGCTGCCGGTACTTACCATATGGTAGGTTGGGGCTACGGTCTTTACGCAGCATCAGTAGATGGAAACTCAGGAACAGGACGTTCTGAGAAAAACCGTTACCAATTAACGCTTACAGGTGAAGAAGATAGCTTATCTTACAACATCGAAAGTGCTGAATGGGCTGATGTAATTGCGTAAGCAATTCTTGTAAATTAATACAAGGGGGTAGGGTCTAAACCCTGCCCCTTTTTTTATTTAAAAAATATGAGCTTTAACTGTAGTATTTTCTTAGAGGACATTGGCATTAACTGCACTGCAAAAAACGCAGGGGGTATTAAGAGAGTTGTTCTAGGCTTACAAAAAGACTTGAATTTATCTATTAATTCTACTGACGAGACGTTGGTTGATGGATTGCAATTC